TGAAGAAGATGAGCGTGGCCTCAAGGTTGAAGCAGAACTTGACCCGGCGAACCCTGATGCGATGCGCGTGTTATCGGCGATGCGCCGAGGCGATATGACTCAGATGAGTTTCGCGTTCAGAACAATCAAGGATTCTTGGTCTAATGACCGTTCCGTGAGGGAACTCAAAGAGGTTCAACTTTACGATGTTTCAATCGTTACCTTCCCGGCCTATGAGGAGACTGTGGCCGAGTTGCGAAGCCGTAATCAAACGGCTATGGTAGATGTCGCTAATAGTTTGTTGATTCGTAAGAATCAGTTGGCGATAGCGAAATACAAGCAGTCGGAGCGAAGCCGATAACTCACTTCAAGCCACCACTGTCCAAAGCAACTACTCACCGGGAGAAACCCAAATGAAGTATTCGGACACACTCAAAGAAAAGCGTTCGGCTCTGCTCGCAGACGCTGATGGCTTCGTCGCCGCCGCACAAGCGGAGAAGCGCGACCTCACCTCTGATGAGGACAAGGCAATCGCCGCGAAGTTGGATGAAGTGCGCGACCTTGATGAGCAAATCAAGCGCCACGAAGAGTTGGAAGAGCGTCAGGCCAAAGCGGCTGAGGTTCGCGCCAACACGAAGATTGAATCGGCTGTGACCTCGGTGAAGTCCGAGCCTCGCACCTACGCACCCGAAGCACAGCACTCGTTCGTGCGTGACGCTTACGCCGCGCAGTTCAGCAATGACTTCTCGGCTCAAGAGCGTCTCGCCCGGCACATGGCCGAAGAGCGCGTAGAGCGCCGCGATGTCACCAGCGCGAACTTCGCTGGCCTCATCGTGCCGCAGTTCCTCACCGAACTCGCCGCACCGTTCGCTCGCGCTGGTCGCCCATTCCTTGATGTCGCCCGTAAGCACGCTCTGCCTGCTTCGGGTCTGACGCTCAGCATCAGCAAAGTCACCACCGGGTCGGCAACTGCCGTTCAGACCGAAGGTGCGGCTGTCCAAGAAACGAACATGGACGACACCAAGTTGGATGTCTCGGTCGTGACCGTCGCTGGTCAGCAGAATGTCTCGCGTCAGGCTCTTGAGCGTGGCACAGGCATTGACTCGCTCGTGATGGCAGACCTCGTCTCCGCCTACCACACGAACCTTGACTCGCTGTTCGTCACCACAAGCGCAACCTCGCTCACGAATGTCATCACGCAAGTCGTGACCTACACCGACGCCAGCCCGAGTGTCGCGGAACTGTACCCGAAGTTGCTTGATGCCGTTCAGCGCATCCAGACCAACTTCTTCGGTGGTCCGAACTTCATCTTGATGCACCCGCGTCGTCTCGCGTTTATTCTCGCCGCAGTGGACACCACGAACCGCCCACTCGCGGTTCCGACTCCGCACGGTCCGATGAACGCAGTCGCGACTGGCTCTTCGTCAGTCGTCTACGGCAACAGCGGCTACACCATCGCAGGCCTCCCGGTCATCACCGACGCGAATGTCTTGACGACCAATGGCGCTGGAAGCAACGAGGATGTCATCATCATCGGCAACACGCAGGAAGCCCACCTCTGGGAACAGGGCGATGGCGCACCGATGATGCTTCGCTTTGAACAGCCGAAGGCCGCTGAACTTGATGTCACGATGATTGTGTACGGCTACTCAGCCTTCACCGCGAACCGCTACCCGAATGCGTTCGCTCTCATCGGTGGCACGGGTCTCATCTCCCCGACCTTCTGATTGACTTCCCTGAATAGCGGCGGCGGCCTCACCTGATTGTGGTGGGGTCGCCGCGCTGGGATAGTCTCTCTTGGTCGGAGGTCTTTATGGACAAGAAAGCATCGTTGATTCAAAGCCTGTTGGCTGAACGCGCCGGGTATGTTTCGCGTGGCCTTCACGCACGAGTCGCGGCTGTTGATGAAGTGCTGGCTTCTTTGGGTCAGCGTGAACTTGCTTCCGTTGAACCTGAAGTTGAAGTAGCAACCGTTACGAAAGGCAAGCGGCGCAAGAAGACTGAGAGCCGCTGATGAGCATCAACAACGGTTACTGTACGCTGAGCGAACTCAAGGCCGCGTTGCGTATCACGGATAACACCGATAACACGCTTCTTGAGAACTGTATTGAGGCCGCGTCTCGCCGTATTGACGGCTATTGCGGTAGGTACTTCTATCGTCAAACGGCGACTGTGAAGATGTTCGCGCACGATGACCTCTCGGTGTTTCTGCGTGATGACCTCGTTTCAATCACGACGCTCAGCACCGACGATGACGGTGACGGAACCTTTGAAACTGTCTGGACAGCGAACACGGATTATGCGCTTGAACCGTATGACGCGAACCTTCTCGGCATCCCCTACTTCCGTATCACGGCCGTAGGCGGTAAGACCTTCCCGATGTTCACCGTTCCGCCTCTCCCCGGCGTTCAGGTGACAGGTAGTTGGGGTTATCCGTCTACGCCTGAGGATGTGCGTGAGGCTTGCGTTCTGCTGGCTATGCGCGGTTTCGCACGGTACAACTCTGCGCTCGGCGTTGTCGGGTTCGGTGATATGGCGCTTCAGGTGCGAGCCGTAGACCCTGATGTGCGCGACTTCTTGAATCAGTACCGCAAGATGGGTATCGCCTGATGGCGGCTACTGCTTCAGAGGTCTTGACCGGGTTGAAGAACAGGCTCGCGACTATCAGCGGCCTGAGAACCTTCAACTATCAGCCTGCGAATATCGTTCCGCCGTTGGCGTATCCTGTGATTACGCAGGTGAACTATCACCGTGCGATGGGTGGCGGCCTCGTCGTCTACGACTGCGTCGTGTATGTGATTGTCGGTAGGTGGACGGATGACCGCGCGAACGCCGACATTGATGACTATCTCGCGTTCTCAGGTACGAAGTCAATCCGCGCCGCCATTGAGGGAGACGAGACGCTCGGCGGCAAGGCTCAGAGTCTTACGGTGGCTTCTTCTACGGATATCACGGCACTTCAGCAGGCTGATGCGGAATATCTACAAATCGCGACACAAGTGACTGTGAACGGCTAGTATGTCGGATATGAAACAGTTCAAAGTAGTTTCTTCACGCCTCGCGAATCACCCGGCAGGTTCAACTGTGAGCGAAAGTGACCTCGCTGGTGCTAATGTGGATGCGTTACTTGAAGGCGGCCACATCGCTGAAATCGGTAGCAAAGTAATCAAGAACAGTAACGACAAACAACCGAAGGTTGAGGAATAACTATGGCCATCATCGCATTCAAAGATGTTCAAGTCGGAATCAACGGCGTCAATCTTTCAGACCGCGCGAACGCCGTCACGCTCACTTACGAAATTGAAGCGCAAGACGCAACCGTGATGGGCGGCAACCGTGCCTCAGTCGGTGGTATTCAGAACAACACGTTGGAAGTGACGTTGTATCAGGACTTCGCCGCAACGGAAGTTGAAGCAACCATTTACCCATTGGTCGGCACAACTACCACCGTGACTGTTCAACCAACAAACACCGCGACTAGTGCCAGCAATCCGTTGTACACGCTTACTGGCGCTTACCTGGCCTCGCACACGCCGATTGCGGCGAGCGATGTCGGTGCGACTTCGCCAGTCACTTTGACCTTTACGGGTGGAACCCTCGTCAAGACGACCGCCTGATAATCTCTCACAACAACTAGGAGGCACGAAGTGAAGATTCAGTTGAAAGTCAAATTCATCAACGGACAGAGCGCCGATGTTGATGCGATGTTCCCAGACTTCATCGCCTTTGAGAAAGAGCGCCGCCGTAGCGTCATCCGACTTGAAGGCGATATGCAACTCACTGACCTCGCGTGGCTGGCGTGGCATAGTGAGAAACGCCGCAACGCGACGAGTCTGAAGTTTGACCCTGAGTGGGTATCAACTGTTGAATCCGTTGAGGTTCGTGATGACCCAAAAGTGGAGACAGCAAGTTAGGCCAGAACACCGCGCATTGGCAGATTGCCGCGCTCGCGTGTGAAACAGGTATCGCGCCTCAGCATCTTCTTGATGCCGGGGATGAGATGATTCTGACGATGTACGAGTACCTCGCGTGGCGAGCAGAAAAGCAACGACGCAGGTAACTGTAAGATAGGCGAGTATGGCGTTCCAATCCTCAACGAAGTTTCAATGGGATGTCAAGGTTGATGTCGTAGGCTTGAAGGACTTGCTAGCGGATTTGCGTAAGTACGATAAGGATTTGTACAAGGAAGTCGCGACGAGCCTGAAGGATGCCGCACAACCACTCGCGACGAAGGTTGGTGCGGCCTTCCCTGCGAAGCCACCGCTTGAGTATTGGCATACGACGAAGAGCAGGAAGGGTAAGGCGCGTATGCCCGGTTATCAAGGTGACTTGGCTCGTCGTAGCGTCAAGCCGATTGTCTATTCAGGTAACAAGTTCGTCGGCAGGAATGTCGGCATCCTGCGCCTTCAGCAGATGAATGCTGGCGGTCAGGTGTTTGACGGTGCTGGTACTGCTATGGCGAACCCGGCTGGAGATAGGTTCATCAAGAATCTTGATAAGCGTTCGCGAGTGAAATCGTCAGGTGATGGGTTCCGTTCTCGTGTGATGTTCCCTGTGACGAAGAAGAATCTGCCGATGATTGAGGATGCGGTCGCGAAGGCGATTGGCGCGCAGAATGAACGCATCCGCGCAAGGCTCGTTCAGGGAAGGTTGGGTCGCTGATATGGCGTTAGGCGTAAACATTGTCTCTTCCTTTGATTCTCAAGGGATTCAGAAAGCAATCAAGGAATTCTCCAAACTTGAAACGACAGGCGAACGCGCACAGTTCGCGATAAGTAAAGCCGCGTTGCCTGCGGCGGCGGCTCTCGCCGGGCTTGCGGCGGCATCAGGATTGGCGGTGAAGGCGGCCATTGAAGACCAGCAGGAACAGGTCAAACTCGCGCAAGCGATTCAGCAGGTTACGGGCGCATCTGACGCGGCTGTGGCGGCGAACGAGGAATATCTCGCGAGCCTTCAGCGCACGACCATCTTCTCAGATAGTGAGATGCGGCCTGCGTTGGCTTCGCTCGTTCAGGCGACAGGTGACTTGGGTACTGCTCAAGAGACTTTGCGCCTCGCGATGGACATCAGTACGGCGACAGGTACGCCTCTCGTTGCGGTAACTGACGCGCTCGGCAAAGCCTTCAACGGCAATATGAAGGCTCTTCAATCGTTGTCTCCGACACTACGCGACAACATCAAAGAAGGGCAGAACCTTGAGCAGGTATTCAGCGAACTGAACAACACCTTCGGTGGCGCTACTGCGGCGGCGACGAACACGGCCGCAGGACAAATGACGCTCTTGCGTAATCAAATTGGTGAACTCGTTGAGAGTTTCGGTATGGCTTTGTTGCCTATCGTTCAGAGCATCACACCGTTGTTCGCATCTCTTGCGAACTTCGCGGAAGAGAACCGTACCGCGTTCCTCGTGATGGCTGGCGCTGTCGCCGCGTTGTCAGCGGCAATCCTTGTGGCGAATACTGTTATCAAGTTGAACGCGACTTATCAGGCGTTGATGAAGATTGAAACCGTCAAGAACAGCACCGCGCTACAAGGTGCGGCGGTAGCGGCGCGAGGTTTCGCTTCCGCGTTGGCTGGTATCGCGGTAGGTGAAATCGTTGTGACCGTGTTGAACAACATCACCGGGGCGGCGCGGAATCAGAAGAAAGCGTTTGAAGATACGGCTATCGCGGTGAATAACTACAAGCAAGGTTCGGGTTCCGCGACGGATGCGTGGCTTCAGTTCTCTGGCGCTGTAAAGAACGAGGTCGGCAGGATGCGTGGACCTCTTGAACAGTTCAAGGAAGCGGCAAGTTTCAAGCAGTTCGGTAAGGAGTTTGAGATTGGCGCTGGTGGCTTGTTCGGGAATCTGACGGCCGATATTGAAGATGTGGACAGAGTGTTCCAAGGATTCCTTGATACGAATGTTGAGACTGCGGCAGGCATCGTAGATGCGATGAAGGCGCAGTTGGCTCAGACTGACCCAAGCACTCGCGCGTACTCGGATTTGGCGGCGATGATTGCGCGCTATGAGGCGATGGTCATTCGTGCGCGAGCCGCGACTGCGGCGCAAACTGGTGCGTTGGCGGCACAGAATAGTCAGTTGGCGAATACGCGAACCCTGATTCAACTCGTGAATGAGGCGCAACTTCGTTCAACTCTTGGCGTCTATGACGATATGCGTATGCGTAACGCAAATCGTGAAACAATGACGAAGTTCAATGGCGCGGTATCGTCAGGCGCGAAAGAGGTCGTGACTGCTCAACAGAAGTTGAGTGCGTACACATCGGCCTTGCGCGGCAACTATGACGCTCAGCGTTCGCTCACTTCTGCCACGAACAGTCGTATCGCGGCTGAGGCCGCAGTCGGCAAGGCTGTGGACAACACACGCCGGGCGCAGGAATACTTCAATAAGGTTGTGAAGGGATTCCCGAAGGACAGTAAGGAAGCCATCGCCGCGACTCGTGATTATGCGAACGCGCAACGCAGATTGCGTGACGCGCAGATTAGTCAGCGTGATGCTGTTGATGAGGTGACTCAGGCTGAGAAGAAACTGCGTGACCTACGCGCAATCAAGGCCGACCCTGAGAGCGTGGCTGACGCTGAACGCGGATTGGAGAAGGCGAAGTATTCTGTTGAGGAAGCGAACTTCTCAGTCATTGACGCGGAGAAAGCGCTCGCCGAACTGCGTCTGAATCCTGAGGCTTCACCGATTGAGATTCGCCGGGCTGAGATTCGCTTGGCTGAAGCGAAACTCGGTGTGACCGAAGCCGTGAACGCGGTCAAGGATGCGGAAGCGGCACTCGCGCGAGAAATCAATCGTAAAGCAACTGCTGAAGAAATCGCTGAGGCTGAAAAAGATGTTATGCGCGCGAAAATGGAAGTTCTTGATGCGACGGAACAAGTCAAAGATGCGACGATTGAAGAGGCCGCCGCTCAAGCGTTTATGAATCAGGTGTTGAATGGTGCGACCGAAGGAACGGATGCTTATCGTGACGCTCTCACGGCACTCAATGAGGCGAAGGATGATGAGGCTGAGGCTCGCCTGCGTGTCGCTGACGCAATCTTGAAAGAGGCCGAAGCGCAAATCGCGTTGCGTGAAGCCACCGAGAAACTCAATGAAGTCAGAGCACAAACCCCGGCCAACATCGCTAATCGCGCGAGCGCCGCATTGGCAGGTATCTCAACAGATAACCCGGCGCTCGGCGCGTTGAATGCCATCAACGGCGGAACAGCGCCCACTACGGTCATTAACAACAACATCAACGCAGGAATGGGAACGGATGGCGCTACCGTCGCACGCGAAATCATTGATGTCTTGAAGTCCTATGAACGCGCGAACGGCTATGTGCCAATCGTTACCGAGTATCAAGTAGCGGTCTGATGGCGACAGTCCTGCCTTGGGGCGAGACGGTCACCGTCTTGATGGAACTCGGATTCCCTGTCAATGTGTTCACGCTGGACAGCGCCGCTGACGGTGTTCTTGATGACGACTGCCTAGATGGAACCCTGCTTGGTGACGATGTCTCCGCCTACGCGAAGCAGATATCCATCAACCGAGGCCGCCAAGACCAACTCGCCAACTTCTCGGCAGGTAGTTGCTCTATCACGCTGTTGAATAA